ATTGTGAGAAATACCACCATCATCTTCAGCCAAAGCTTTAACAATATCAGCGCTTCTATTAGCCGCCAAATCATTAAATGCATCAGTCATTGTTCTATCAGCAAATTCTATCGACACGGCCAACGAGTGAGTTTCCCCACCGTATTCCTTGATAATAGTATCGCTTGACGAATAATAATTAATGCCAGGAAGCTCAGAAAATTGAAACTTAGAACGCCTTGAACGGTTAACTTTTTTAACTGTAGTTGAAAATGTATTAGCTGTGGTTATCCTTTCTAGCCTTGTGTGAATAACATCTAGTATTTGAATCGTGGCAGGGGTCATAAATTCCCCATGTATCTATCAATATCTGCTTCAACTATAGGAATGATTTCACTATCAACTTCAGTTTCATTTAATGCGAAAAATACCCTGGCAGGAAGACCGTTTAACCCTTCGTTATGACCTAGCGCTTTATCGTTGTTTACCGAGTCTGAAAAAAACAATCTTGACCCTGTATTGCTGCCGTCTACTGTCATTGCATCAAGCATATTATCAAAATCATTCAAATTGACAATATCAACAGAACGCCCAGCCCTTTCTTCTTTATATTCAAGATAGCTGTCTGAATAATCTGCAAAAGAACGCCATCCAGCATCAATCCCACGCGCTGTACGCTCTGAAATAACCTCTTTAGCTTTTAATGCAAGACGCTTAAAACCTAAAGCGTCTTTAGGCATTAGACTTAAATCAGCCAGCATGTCATTGACTTCAGCAAGACCTTCGATATTCATCTAACAATCATCCTAGGCGACAAATTAACATTACTTTCTGACTGGTCTTCACTTCCTGATCCGTCCCAGTCATAAGTAAGCCCCGAAGAAAATACATTGCCCATTTCAGTTTCATACATTGCTTGAAACATTTTGTGCTTTTTCTCAAAAGGATTATGTTCTGCCGAGTCCTGCATTACGAATAGATAAGCTAATTCAAGCACCTTATAAACAGATGCTCGCGTTAACTGCTCAGGTAACAATAATTTATCAGCGTCAAATGCAGTGGTGTGACTGTATTCTGTAGCCACACCACTAAACCATTGAGACCTTACTGCTCGATTAATGATTTCTTCAGCTTCAATATGCTGAACTGCCCAGTCAGCAACACCTAAATTAAGTATGTCTTTCTGGACTTTAACTAAATCATTATCCGTTGAATAAGCCATTATTTATCAGACTGAGCTTTAGGTTTTAATTTGCCTTTTTGCACTGTTTTCTCACTATTTAAAACATAATAGCCAGAGTCAATCATTTCTTTAATATCCATATTTGAATTTACAGTGACAATTTCGCCCTTCTTACCTTTCAACTCAGTCATAATTCAGCCTATTTTTTTGCTAAGAAAGCAGCATAATTAATACCCGTTGCAATCGTACCAGCAACTAATAAACTTACCCTAACATAACGAAATAAAACTCCATTTTCTTCATTTGTAAAAGGCACTGCATAACGCCCAGTTGCGCTTGCTGCTGCATCCATCGGCACCACTAAATTACCCAGCACCTTTTTAGCTAAAGCAACACTTCCAGTTGCCATCCCTGCTACGTTGGATCCTTCTAATGAAAATGTATAAATTTCATCACCAGTTGCAATTTCAATGGCTGACGCGTCAATAACTAACGTCCCCTCCACATAACCGTCGCCTAGATCTAAAATAGCTGTATCAGCACTTGCAGCTACTAAACCAGCAGCTTTAAGTTCTAAGTCCGCATCAAAAACATGATTACTATATTGTGTCATTTTTTATACCCCGTTTAAACTGTTGCGGCTGCATCAGAAATAGACCAAAGTCTAGTAGCTGAACGCCCGTTATAGATAGCCATGCCGTTATACCACTCGACGCGCGTACGGTAGACAGGAGAAGTTTCTAATTCACCTAAATCTCGTACATCAACGACACCATTTTGCAAACCTACCACTCCGTCTTCACCCATCGCAACCACATAGATTGATGTTGCCGTTGCAGTACCTGAAGTGGCCGCTTCTGTGAAAGGTAGAATTTTAGCGTTTTCGTGATCTTCGTCTAGTAATAAAATAGGCAGATCGTTATACATTGTGACAGTTTGTCCAAATGCATTTTTTTCATAAGTAATAAAACCGCCAATAGTCGTATCACGCGCTGCTGCTGTTAAGCGTCTACGCATCCCTTTATTCATTACCAAATGCGTTGGATTCAATGTTTGGTCGATAGCTTCATCAAGTTTGCCTAGTGACAGCGGTGTACCGTTTGCATCTGCACCAGCCGCGATTTTTTGATCGCCTGTCACCCTTGATTGCAAGCCGTCAAACTCTTTAGCATTTGTGCTTGAATCCCCTTTTATAAAAGTTTTAGTCCATGACAACGATAAAGCTCTAATTTTCATAGCTTCATGCACTGAGCGTTGATTCATACCCATTGTGTCAATAATGAATTTATCAACATCTAAATCACCGCCCGCAATCACTAATGATTCAGTGATAGGATTTAAAATACCAGTGGACGCTGAATAAGCCTCATTGACTCCGCGAAAACCTACCCCTGGCAATGTTTGCTCTCTGTTGTAAGTTAATGCATTACCTTGGATATTCGTGAAGGGTAAATTCATCAGAATGTCTGAGCTACCTGCGTACAGCTCAATGATAGCGTTTCTTACCGCCTCTCCTGTATTTAATTTTGCTGCTTCTAATAATGTTAAAGCCATTTTTTATACCTTTATGCTGCTTGTTGCCTTGCCCGCGTTAGACGCTCGGTAGGCGATAAGTGAGACAGGTCTATATTACCGACCCCGTTATTTTGACCACCACCTGAGCCTGAGCCACCGTTAACACTTGATTTCAGAATCCTATCTTTGTCGCTGTCACCATTAACCATTGCTAATAGTCCATCGTCAAAACTTCCATTTTCACCTATATTATCGCTGCTCAATACTCTAGCACCATTGACATATGGAACCAGTCTATCTGTCCCGTTTTCATCTTTCTCAACTTTAAAATTATGTCCGTATAGCGCCAGTGCTGCTTTCGCTGGTAGTATTGTTTTGTCCGAAATAAATTTAGAATTTGCAAAAGCTGCCGTCAGTTTCTCAATACGATTAGATTCAATCAATTGCTTAACTTCATTGCTGCTTTCGTTAATTTGTAACTGAAAAGCCTCAGCCTGCGTTTTTAACTCTTGCTTATGTCTGTCTTGAATTTCACTAGCATCAACCAGTGTTTTATCATCAAGATTTTTCATAATAGCAAGTGCTTTCAAAGCTTCTTCTGGATTAATACCATTAAATGAACCAATAACGCTATCCCTCTCTGCAAGAGTAGTTTTAAAAGTATCATTCTCATGCTTCAAAGTGCTTATTTTTGAAACGCTAGTATTAATGTCAAAAACGGTTTCATCACCATTGTCTTTTATAACAACAGGATTGCCGTCAATCACTTCACATTTACCATTTTCGTCTAATTTTAATTTCATTTTATTCCTATAAACAGCTTTTATACTGACTAGCCTTAAGCTAGATTGAGATAATCGTCAACTAAACATTGCTGTGGCAATGATATAGCTTTTTTGAATTATACGCTTTTATATACACCCATACGATAAAATTTGCAATAGAGTTTATTTAGATAAATTAGATATTTTTAGATATTTTTAGATAAATTAGATAAATTAGATAAATTAGATATTTTTAGATAAATTAGATATTTTCATTATTCACTTTACACTTAGGACATATTATCCTATAATAGACTCTGCCAACTTAGAAAGGTGCGGCGAAACCCATAAATACTATTTAGAGGATACACAATGAACCATTCAGACGCTGCAAAAATATTATCTCTTACTGGCGACATTACACCTGACATAGTTAAGCAAGCATACCGAGTAGCATGCAAAGCCTTTCACCCTGATCGCAACCCTGCTGGATTAGAAATGATGAAAGCGGTTAATGTTGCTTATGCTACTTTGAAAGATGTTACGGAAACCACTGAAAACTCTGACATTGAATATTCAGAAAAGCTTAACGATGCAATTAACGCCATTATCAACCTTGAAGGATTAATTGTTGAAGTTTGTGGATCTTGGGTTTGGGTGTCAGGTGATACACGCCCGCATAAAACAGTGATTAAAGAAGCTGGTTATTTTTGGGCTAGTAAAAAGAAAATGTGGTATTACCGTCCTGCTGATTACAAAAGCAGTTCACGAGGTAAATTATCAATGGATGAAGTTAGAAACATTCACGGCAGCTCAACTGTAAAAGCTAAAGCACAAAATAAGATTAAATAAGGAAGCCGCTCACCAACTCATGGAAGAGTTGGGACAGTGCCAATGGCAGAACGACAAAACTATTAAACCATATGTGCTAAATAATGACAATAAATAAAAGCAACCATAATCCAAGCCCTGAATATTTGCGAGGGTTGATTGAAAGTGCTGGCATTAGCCAACGTGAAGCCGCCAGACGGTTAAAAATAGATGAGCGTACTATTAGGCGGTATCTAACCCTAAGCACCAATAAGAGTTATATTGAATGCCCTTATGTTGTTCAGTATGCGCTTGAGAATTTATGATTGGAGCATGTCGGTCGGTACTGCCCCGCCGCTTTCTAACTGGTCGCTAGAATTAGCCTTTGTGACACGCTTTGGATATGGCTTTGATAGTAATTGTACCTTGCTTCTCACTTCTTTGTCTAGTGGCATTAAATACCTATGCTTACTCGAACCACTTACTATTTTAAGTCCTTTATCTATATAATTAAGATGACTGCCATATGATTTTCTAAATGCTCTTCCATGCCAAATCTTACCCTTATAAATATATTCATCCGCTGGTGACGTCATTCCATTATAAATCCAATTAGTCGCTTGATATATTCCTCCATAATGATTTTGACTAGAGTCTGCAAAACTTACTATCATTTTCATATTATCATTGCTTATTTTTAAAAATTTAATAGCAATCATCATTATCCTACTGACTGGTGTTTTATGAGTAGTCAACGCTATTCTAACCAGTTCACAACATTCTGTTTGGTCTAAGTCAAATGGGGCGCCTATGCTTTTATTTGCTCCACGACCAAACATGACAACGCCTATAAATTTACCATTCTCCCATGCACCAACTTTAACTAATTTGCCAACAGGCATACACTTTGAATAATGCCAATTAACACAAGCATACTTCGCAGCCTTATGTGAACACCAGTCCAATTTTAGTTCAGTCAAGGAAAATAACCTCTTGGTTAGTGTGCGTTTTAGCTAACTGAATTAATGCTTCATCTTTTGTTTTGCATATTTGTGATAAATAATTCATACTGTCACCTCCTACGCTAACATGAAATGCTGTTATGTTTGTCGATAATAGCTTAGATTCAAATCTATTTAATATATTTGTATTTTTTGATTCGATGCTTTGCATTATACTTTCCTCATATCAAATTCTTTCCCACAATTAGGACAATCAATATATTTAGGATCTAACTCGTCAAGTTGTCCTTGATCGTCTTCGTTGCCTGCATCAAAATCACTACCATCATTCAATATATCATCCAGAAACTCATCATCGAACCCCAACAAATCAATATCAAAATCCATATCGCCTAAATCATCGAGTTCAATTTTAAGCAGCTCCATGTCCCAACCAGCGTTTAAAGCTAATTGATTATCTGCAATGATATATGCTTTCTTTTGTGACTCTGATAAGTGGGATAACTCGATACAAGGCACCTCGGATAACCCAAGCTTTTTAGCCCCCATTAACCTACCGTGCCCAGCGATAATACCGTTATCACCATCTATAATCACCGGGTTTGTAAATCCAAATTCTTTAATGCTTGCGGCTATTTGTAATATCTGACTGGTATCGTGGGTTCTACTGTTGTTTATGTAGGGTATTAACTCATCTACTCTCTTGTTAATTATTTCCATTAATCACTTCCTGATTTATTTTAGACATAGTAAATCATTAGAACCGTATGTGGTAGGGATTTATGCTTGATGCTGTGGTTGACAGCTTGTAACCTATTTTATAATTTGCACTCGACTATTTCATTGTATGTGAAGCAACTCAGGCATAATCCAAACCTGTCTAAATCCTTTTAACCATTCTGCTAATAGATATAATCCAAAAGCATACCACTTTAACGGTGTTTTATTACGCCACCATAGCGTAATGGGTAGGCTCAGCCCCCTATAAAATAACTCTGTCAGCTATTATTCCCTGCGAAGGGTTTCTTTTTGAGTGAGTCAAATATGAAAGTAAACACTTTATGAGGGCCAATAAAAAAGCCGTTACAGGCTGTACGCTTTTGCAAGGGCCACCAATAAACCCAACGTACACCTATAACGGCTCAGTATTAGTGTTTATAGTGGTAGATGCAAAACTATTAATCCACAATTCATTATAACATAAAAAAAGCCCACTTCAAATTAATGAAGCAGGCTTTAGTTTTTTAGCTGCCCTTCAACTTGATACAAGTACCCACATACTCATACCAAGCTGTGTGGGCAACTTATGGTTTATTATACTATAAAACCCTGTCAGGGGTTTCTTTTTTTATTTCTTTTAGCCATTCCATAATTTTAGCGCGTAAGATTGCATCTTGATTATCAGTCAACCATATATTGCGCAACTCTTTCAAGCCAGCAGCTGCCCTACGTTTCCGCAAGGCTCTCTGTCTTTCTGCTGAGGTTGACATTATAAAATTATAGTTTTGATTTCTTTAATCGCTTTGTTATTAAAAAATACAACATCCTGATATTCTATTTCACCAGTATCGTAGTAAATATAGCCAAAATCTGCACAATCTTCCTTTATTTGATATTCTGCTGTATCTTGTTCTACATCAACACAATCAGCATCATCATTAATATTTAACTCCATGCAAAATTTAGAACCATTAAAACCAATCTCATCACCATGTTCTTCAAGCATAGAAGGTGATATTGATGTGGCCCAAAACCCATTTTCACATTTGCTAAAATCAATCTCTTTTATTTCTACATTTGAGTAGTGATACATTCTCATTTTATTATCCTCGTTTTTGTTTAGAGTTTTTCTAAACCATGAGTCTAATATACGCTGTTACGCGTAACATGTAAAGCACTATTACTAAAATAATTAACTCATGTCAGGGGTTTCTTTTTTTATTTCTTTTACTGGATAATCTAATTTTGATTCAATTCTTGATAATGCTTGTGTTTGCATTTCAATAATACCTTCAAGTATTTTAATGCGGGTTTCATGCTGTTCGAGTTGCTGTGTTTGTGTCATTTATTCTAATATTCTTGAGGCGGCTTGCCTTTCTGGTTCTTGTCGAACTCAATCTGTGATTTTTCACTGTCAGTTCTGCCGCCTGTAATTATTCCTAATTCAGTTTCATTTTCAGCATCAATTTCAGCATCAATTTCCTTTAAAGTTTTTATATTTTTCATTGATTCTATCTCCTATTATTTTTGATACAAATCTTGGTTGAGGGTTGTTTCTAAATTCTGACCAACCTTCAGCAATAAATTCATCAATGTTAGTTTCAGCATACCTTGATAAATCAATACCTATGGCATTATCAGATAATTTTGTATTAAATAAATCTTTAATAACATCATCTTTACCTAGTTCTAATAAATCATCTAATTGATGGCCCATTTCGTGATCTATTAATGCCTTAACGCTTCCTGAGTTTTCAGGCGACCATCTAGTTTTTACATCATTTTCTAATGACTCAGTAAATTTATTAAAATCTTTTGCTTTTGTCTTGTTAATTGCTACACCACCCACGTCTCTTTGCTTCCATGATGTGGCGTTAACTTTCGGTGAAACCCTAGGCGTTTTTATCCTACTTGCTATTTTTATCTTAGCATCTTTTTCTGTTAATCCTTCTTGTAAATAAGAATCTTTATCCATCAGCCATCTTTTCTCAACTCGTATATTCTTATAAAGTTTATTCTGTGCCTGTCCAGTACCTATAAACTTTTGTGCTGCCCTCAATTCAGGAAATTCTGCTATGTGTTCCTGTAAGCTTCGATTCATTTCATTAGCAGCTCTAACATCAATACCTTTAAAATCAGCATAATCAGCTAAATTATTATCTATAACATACTGTTCAGCTTCTTTGATTGTTTTAGCGGGTATAAATTCATTCTTATTATCAACTACTGCATCATCAGCTGAAATTATTCTAAGCCAGTTGTGTTGGCAGTTATATCCGCCTCTCTTGTGCATAGTTGACCCGCTTTTCTTTCCTGCCCAGCTATCATTATCAAACTCTGCTATTTCTTTGCGGGTAAATGTTTCTCCTACATGGTCAATGCACCAGGGTCGTGAATCTTTAATCAAACTTCCATAATATTTAAACTTATCATTATCGTTAGGCGGCAATACTCTGTCATTAGCAACAGCATGATATTCCATAATTCCGTCTTGTGATATAGTTTTAGCATGACTAGCCATAGGTCTTCCAGCTGTATCAACACTCCCAGTTAATGCCCCTCTAACTGCGTCTATCAATGCGCTTTTAGTTTTGCCATTGATTGCATGGTCTAAGAATATACTGTTTAGATTGTCCTGAGTTTGATTAGAAAGTGATTTACTATAACTTCTATCAAGTGATATTTGTGCAAGTAGCGTATCGACTGTTACACCCTGATAAGTCACGCCTGCGGTTTCTTGTACTATTTTATCAATAGCTGAATAACCAGCAATATTTGACTCAACAGCTCCACCATAAATTTCATCAAAAGCTATGTTGGTTTGTTTTAATACCGTTTTTGTTTGTGCAAGTGATCGACTAGGGCCTACAATTGACCCGTCTGCCTTAACTTCAATATTAGCTGATAATTCAACCACGCGATTTTCAAGCTTACGAATAGCTGCCAGTATGTTTTTCTCGTTGCGGGCTATTTGCTTTTTTAAAAATGCTTCTGTTTCTTTAGGTGTCATTATTGCGCTTCTGTTTTTTCATTCGTCTACGCTGCTTTTGCCTAGCTTGCTTGCTCAATATCTAATCCCGCCTGTGCCTGCGCTTCTAAATCTATTTGTATAGCCCCTGCGTCAATCTCATTATTAATCAATACTTCATCGTCAGGCGTAACATTTGGCAATGTTTTACGTGCTATAAGTTTCTGCAAGTTCTTTTGATAAGTTTCAGAATTAACCATAGTTTTAGCCACAGTGTAATTATCTAATTCATCGCTTAAGCTATTTGTGTCAAAATCTAGCGGTCTGTCGATTGAAACATCTTCATACATATTTTCTTGCCCCTGCCAGAGTAACCAGAAATAAACAACCAACGATTCTGTATTAATAACTGATACTTTTGCTTTCTTTGCTAGAAACGCATTGAGTGCTGCAAATTCTTTGGTTAATGCTTCGCCACTTTTAGCCTGACTGCTTGAATTTAATCCGCTTGCGTTTATGCTTTTGTACATCTCTTCAATTAGATTATTTATCCAATCTGTTACTGCCTGAATCGGTTCTGAGATAGCAGTTTTCAGCCATTCAGGTTTACTTTGTGGATTTTTAGGGTCAAATTCTATGACATTACCCGCGCCCACAACACCCTCATCTTTTACACCAGCTGGCAGATAAGGCTTCATTAACATTGGAAACATAGCCAGGTTAAATATCTCTTCACTGCCCGACAATAATCTTAAAATAGCAATGTCCATCCGGCTAATTTCTTGAATATCTGACTTACCGATATATCTAACTCCACTCTCATCATTCATCATAAAAATAAAAGGTATTTCGCTAAGTGGATTCATACCGCTATTTAGCAAAGTTGGCATGTCTTCTATAATCACCCAAACTTCCCATTTATCAGCCCACCACAAGCGATAATTACCATCATCATCTAATAATTTTATATATGACAATACACTGCGCCCGTTTATTCTCTCATTCGCCCAATCTAAAATGTTGAGGGGCGTATAAGAGGTGACAAAAGGGTAGACTTTCTCGCTTAAATCTTGCGAAACAGTCCTTGTTCCGTCAATTATAGCTTTATCTATTAACAATCCAATATGTCCGTATACGCTGCACCAACGCTGTAAATCGTTAATTACATGATTAAAGCTTTTCCCTTGCAAGTCAGCATTATCTAAAAACAGCTGAAAAAATGGGTCATCTGCTAATACACCATAGTCATTTCCACTTGGCTTTTGAAATATATAGCTATTAATTATGTTAATAATTCGAGCTGTATAATTAAAGCCATAAGCGTTTTCTTTTCTATCACGATAAGACGCATCACTTTCTCTCGTATTTCTGCTTAATGCGCCATAGTCAATTAATGCTTTCGTGCCTGAATAAGCCGCCTTAAACTTCTTCCACTCGCTTAAATTAGCACTATAGCTTTCGTGTGTTGCTTTTAATTCGTCTATATTCATCTGTAAAAACCTACTACTTTTGGACTTCTCATATGATTAACTGGAAACACACCAAAACACATATAGCCTAGCCCATCAATCCAATCGTCTACTGCTGGATGCTCTGCAAACTTTTCAGGCTCCCCATTTTCTGTATAACCCTGTGTTTCTAGCGCGTGTGTTATTTCTGGACATTTATCAGTGTTAATTTTAAATCTTTTATGCGATAACAGCCTATTGACTGAGTTTATTCTATCCCTCACCGCTGGATTTTTGTTTCCATATTCAACGGTGAATCCTGCCGCTTCTATAATTGCAATATCTGATTCTGTTGCATTTGTACGCCTATTTCCACCGCTTGCATCAGGATAGACTATTACTGTGTGACTTTGGTATCGTGTCAATTTGTTAGTAAAATCATAAGTATCATAACTGACAAATTCATCAATAAATATAGGAATATTATTCTCAATAATTGCCGCACTCGCGCAAACACCGCCAATATTAAAGTCAACACCAACATAAATAAATTTATCAAAAACTGTCAACTCCCTATCCGCATGATGCTCTTCTCGGTTAAAGAAATGATAAACCTTATTTTCTGTTAATGATACAAACTCACCGTTGAGGTATAGATCTGCTAATACTGCATCATAGTTAGCCGTTATCTGTTCTACATAGCCGTCCGGCAGGTGTTTGTTCTGTAGGGTTTTGGCTTTGATTAATTCATATCCGTCTTGCTGCTTCTTTACCCATTTATCATACACAAAACCGTTAATGCCCTGATCAGGTGTTGTTACACATCCGATTGTGTTTGGTGTGCTTCTTTTCTGCCGGTTCCTTTCTGCTATTTTACGCCACACTACTGCCGCCTTTGCTTTCGGCAGTGTGTCTATTTCATCAACTACTGAGTGAGCTACTTCATACGCTATAATTCTCTCCGGTCTATCATAAGACCTTAAAATAATAATTCCGTAGCCTAAAATATCAATCGTATAAGTTGATTTATTTGTTTTAAATTCTAAACCCAGCAAAGCTAAATCTTCTTCTATGCCAGGGATTGCTCGTAAATTGATTAAATCATAAGTGGGCATATAGTACGCACCATTTGCCCCTTTATCATTAACCAATAATGTCACTAGCCTTAATGTACCAGCCCTAGATTTTCCAGATCCCAAACCTCCAACAATCGCTGGATATAAAGATTCGCTAAATACAAAATCATCTTGTGCAGGTAACAATTCATAATCCATTATGCTTCGGCTCGTGTAAACCGGACAGGCTCAACATTTTGCTGTGCATTAGTATTATTTATTACTGCATTTGGATAATACGGCACAAGCCCTTCAACTGCCATGCCCGTTTTCATGCCCTCCATTACCGTTTTCATGCCTGAAGGTGTAGGGTCATCTTTTAATGACATCAAGCCCATCTTTACAACTTTTCTGGCATTAGTCGCGTAAAATTCCATTCCTTCTAGCTGCTTATCCACTGCTTTTGAGACAATGTCTTGAACTGAGACAGGTAATGAGACAAAATCCCTTTTATCACTCGCCATACTTACTACTAAATGCGACACATCTCCCTTAGTTACACCGCGTTTTTTAGCTTCTCTTTCAACTTTTTTATAATTAACGCCTGTTAATTTGTCGCACTCTCTAGGACTTTTTCCGCTTCTAAATAAAGCAATTGCATCATCCAGCAGTTTATCCGTTGTTTTTTTAGCCATAAAAGGCCCCTTTTTTTTATAGATTCGCAAAGACTTTAAAAGTCTCAATATTTGAACTCCATGTACCTGTTGCTAGTGTTACTTTTGCCTGAACTTTCCATTTTCCAGTTGCGTTTAAATCATCAGCTATTGTAATGTAATCAAGAACTCCGTCTATACCGTCTGTATAAAATACAGCCGCTTTTATAACAACAGTTCCATCTGGTTTTTTAAATATAATCTCTTTAGTTCCCGAACCTATTGCGCTTGATACGTCAATTGCTACGCTGTCACAATCAATAATTGTTAATCTGAATGCCGTACCGATGTCGTTTAAATGAATTTCACATGCCATGCTGGTTCCTTTTATATATTAAATTTTACTATTCGTGACATTCTAACTGTTAACGCATATACTTCTTTCCACATAGCTTCTATAACGCCACTAATACCTAGCCCTCTCGTTAAAATAGTGCCTTTTGTAAAGCCTCTGGTTATCATGCCCGCACTCTCTCGAATACGTTCGTAGATGTAGAATTACCGCTTATATCTTTGAGGTCAAATCGTGCGATCTCAGTCACATTATCGTCTTTATAGAATATCATCTGCTTAGCTATGTCGTCTATTATCCAGCGTCCGCCTTCGATGTCCTTTATAAACGCCAAGTCAG